GAGTCTGTGTACACTCTCAATGCTAGATCTGTTTCCCTTGCCGCAATGAAGCGAGGCTGGCGTTACAGTGATCGACTACAAGTGCCATTGTTCAAGAACGAGTGGGGCACTTAATGTCCGAACCGTTGCTGGCTCCAAAGTTTCTAAAGGTGTATATGTTGTTAAAACAATCACCTAACTTCTATCTGTATCCTACAGGTACGGCTAGTCCTGGCGGCGGAGCGACTGGGTTTTATTTTACTCGAGAGGAAGCAGAAAAATATAGAACAATGGAACTACTGGTTGCTAGTGCTACCGATAGTAAAGACAAGTTCCATATATTTGAGTTAGATATTCCAAATCCGGCATACGAAGGCAAATGATGTTTGGTAAGAATTATAATGATACAACATCAGATGACCTATGGTTTTACAAAACCGCAAGTGTTGAATACAAATTTGCAGTTTTTCCTAAACGCTGTGCTTTAACAGGAAAAAGAATTTGGTTAGAAAAGGGCTATAAATTTACTAAAATGATTACTGGCCCGGGTGATCCTATATACCTATATAGGTGGCACAACAAACACGAACATTTAATTTGGCAATTAAAAAGGTAAACTATGAAAAATTTTATTAAGAAGGCGCTAGGCCTAGACAAACTCGAACAAGAAGCTCATGCTGCTAAAAAAGCCGCAGAAGAAATGGCTGGTAAAATTAAAGAGGCCGAAGCCAAATTAATCGAAAAAGCTAAAACTCCAAAAGAGATTGCCACCGAAGCCAAAGAGCCTTGGGTAGCTGTAATGGATACTCATGTTAATAAAGATAATCTACGCAATGGATTCTTTGAGCTTGACTGGAACGAGTATTTTGTAGTACAATTACGTAGTGCTGGTTATACCGGTGATACTGACGAAGAAGTTGTTGATCAATGGTTCACCGAACTATGTCGCAATGTCGGCGGTGAAGAAGGTGTTGATATGAGCCGCCGCGGTGCGGGTTATGTCAATCGTGCATTACGTGATGATGGAAAAACTGAGGTTTATTAATGTCAAAGACATACATTCTAGTAGATACTGCTAATGTTTTTTTTAGAGCCAGGCATGTGGTTCGTGGTTCTACAGAAGATAAAGTAGGTATGAGTATTCATACTGTATTAAGCAGTGTGCGTAAAGCATGGCGTGATTTTAAAGGCGACCATATCATATTCGCACTCGAAGGTCGCTCGTGGCGTAAGGATTTCTATGCGCCATACAAAGCACAACGAGCAGAGGGTCGTGCTGCTCAAAGTCCTCGTGAACAAGAAGAAGATCGTGTCTTTTGGGAAACGTTTGATCAGTTCAAAGAATTCATTCGAGACAAGACTAACACCACAGTATTGCAACATCCACAACTCGAAGCAGATGATTTAATCGCCGGCTTCATTCAAAGTCACCCTAACGACAATCACGTGATTATTTCGACAGACGGAGACTTCGCACAGCTGATTGCTCCAAATGTTCGACAATATAATGGTGTTATGGAAATTACTACAACACACGAAGGATATTTTGATGCCAAAGGTAAGCCTGTCATTGATAACAAAACTAAACAAGTCAAAGGCGCACCGGATCCGAGCTGGTTACTATTCGAAAAGTGTATGCGTGGCGACACCTCCGACAACGTCTTTTCTGCTTATCCGGGAGTTCGTGAGAAAGGGACAAAGAATAAAGTTGGTCTCCGTGACGCCTTTGCCGATCGAGACAGCCGCGGATATAACTGGAACAATATGATGCTTCAGCGTTGGACTGATCACGAAGGTGTTGAGCATCGTGTTCTAGATGACTATAATCGTAATGTTACTCTATGTGACCTGTCAGCACAGCCCGATAACATTAAACAATTGATTAAAGAAACAATCGATACTGCTACACAGGCGGAAAAAAGTATTCCGCAAGTCGGTATCAGATTGTTAAAGTTCTGTTCGGAATATAGTCTGGTTAAGATCAGCGAGCAAGTACAAAGTTACGCAGAACCATTAAACGCAAGGTATACACTATGAATTCAACAGCCAAAGTATTGATTCCAAATAAGGAATGGTTGGTCCGAGACGGGGCTAGTAAAATTGGTTCTATCAGCAAGGCTAAGAAAGGTTATACATTTTTAAAAAATGGAAAGCAGATCAGTTTCCAAGATCTTGCAGAAGTCAAAGCACAATTTGGTATCGAAGTCTTTGAAGAAAGCATTAAGAAGATTAAGAAGGACGCTGCCGAACCAAAGAATTACAGCATATACGATTTTCCCTGTAGCAGTAAACCATTTGAGCCTGTGTATAGTGTCAAGCAGAAACTTCCGCTATATGCTAAAAGTGCCAAGAGTAAGAGCCAATATTGTGCAGGATACTATGTAATTAAATTCCGCAAGGGCTGGGTTAAATCATTCTGTCCCAAATTGATCACACTAGAGCGTTATCCATTTCATGGACCTTTTAAATCCGAAGCGGAAATGAAGGCTATGTTAAATACAATTAATAAATCATGAAACAATTAAACACATTACCAATTGAAGATTTTTTAGAAAAGGCTCGCATTGCTATCAAGTCTAATCAAAAAAATCTCACATTGAATATCAAAGAAGTTGCTGATTTGCAGAATAGTCTCAGTGTAGTAATGACTAGATTGGCAGGTGAACTGGATGAAATTGCCAGTGCTAAATCAGAAGAAACTATTGTTATTAATATGGACGGCGGGACTTTCTAATAATTCTGGTAAATACTTATGCACTACTAATGGAGCATGAGTTTTGAGCCGTCCTAAACCAAAGGTACTTTTAGAAATTACAAATAAAAAGACTTATAAAACAGAACAAGTTTTAGAAGCCGAAGCCATTTGGGCTGTTTTCTATCAGGATAAACCAATTAATTTAAAAACTAGTAGTATTCTAGTTCAGCAAGTAGGACCAAAATATAAAAAAGTATCTTTTTCAAATGCTGGTCATGCTTACAATCTTGCTGAAAAACTCAACAAAACATTCAATACCCAAGACTTCTCAGTTTATAAATTAACCACCGGCGAGAAGTTAAATGACGAATCAAAAGATTGAAGTAACCAAATATGTAGCAACCCAATTCGGATTGCCTACAGATGATAAATCTTTGAGAAAACTCATAGCCCAATGGTGGGCAAATCCAAGACACAAAGACAAGGGCGGGCTCAAACTTACCGACGAAGGGTTTGCCAGACTAACTGCTCACATTACGTCATACCCTGTGCTATTTGTAGAGCCAATGGAATATACCAATCAATTGGTATTATATCTGGATAACTTTATAAACTGTCCTTGGTATATTAGTAAAAAACATCTCTACGTCTTTGACGATAAAATGGCTGTCCAACTGGTGTTGTTCGAAGGCAACATTGCCCGTTTTAGTCGTGCTAAGGCAGAAAGCGTAAAAAACTCCTTGACAAAGTCATAGAACCCTTGTATAATTAATACATACTGAAGCAGAGTGCAACAGTAAATTAATTTTTAACTTAACAAGAAAGTTGACTATGGCAGAAAAGATTAGCACAAACCGCACCGTTACTCCCAACGAAGCCAAGCGTAGTATCGAAAAGTGCGTTAAGATTCAACGTCCCGTGTTTATGTGGGGCCCTCCAGGTATTGGTAAATCCGATATTGTTAAACAAATTGGCGACAAACAAGGTCGTGAAGTTATCGACGTTCGTTTGAGCTTGTGGGAACCTACTGACATTAAAGGTATTCCATACTTTGATGCCAATGCTAATACAATGAGCTGGGCTCCACCTGCTGAATTGCCCACTGATCCCAACTCTACTGCTATCCTGTTCTTGGACGAGTTGAACTCTGCGGCTCCTGCTACACAGGCAGCGGCTTTCCAATTGGTTTTGAATCGTCGTGTTGGCACTTATGTATTGCCAAAAGGCGTTTCAATTGTTGCCGCAGGTAACCGTGAAACTGACAAGGGTGTTACTTATCGTATGCCTGCTCCGTTGGCTAATCGTTTCGTTCACTTGGAATTGAAGAGTGACTTTGAAGATTGGCAAGAATGGGCTGTTAACAATAAGGTTCACGAACAGGTTGTCGGCTATGTTGGCTTTGCCAAACAAGACTTGTATGACTTTGATCCAAAATCATCAAGCCGTGCGTTCGCTACTCCTCGTTCTTGGTCGTTTGTTAGTGACTTGCTCAAAGATGATGACTTGCCAGAAGGCACACTGACCGATTTGGTTGCAGGTGCTATTGGCGAAGGTCTTGCTGTTAAGTTTATGGCTCATCGCCGTGTTGCCAAACAAATGCCAAAACCAGAAGATATCCTGAATGGTAAGATCACTAAATGCGACATCAAAGAAATCTCTGCGATGTATTCATTGACTGTGTCAATGTGCTACGAACTCCAAACTGCTAGCCAAAAGAAGGTTAAAGATTGGGATAAAATGGCTGACTACTTCTTTGGATTTATGATGGACAATTTCCCAACAGAATTGGTTGTTATGGGTGCAAAGGTGGCATTGACCAACTATCAATTGCCGTTTGATGCTTCCAAGTTGAAGAACTTTGATCGCTTCCACGACAAATACGGTAAGTTCATTATCCAAGCAATGGAATAAAATTGGCCCGCAAGGGCCTTTTTTATTGACAAAATGTATAAATTCATATATAATAGTATTTTAACAGGAGCAGTAAATGTCCACTAAAACTTCTACAGCAAATAAAAAACTAGCAAAAACAGAACGCAAAGAATTTTCTCAAACAGAAAAGAACAAGATTGTTGAAAAACTTGTCACTGCTCGAATTGGTTTGTTGTTGCGTCATCCCTTCTTTGGCAATATGGCTACTCGTATGAAACTAGTCGATGCTTCAGAGTGGTGCAGTACTTTGGCCACAGATGGTCGTAACTTTTATTACAGCAATGACTTTGTTGACACACTGACTCCAAAAGAATGTGAGTTTGGTTTTGCACACGAAGTTCTGCACAATGTATTTGATCACCTAGGTCGCCGTGAAAACCGCGATGGTCAGTTATCAAACATTGCCGCAGACTACGCCGTTAACCAAATTCTTAAAGATGAAAAGATCGGCGAAGTTCCCAAAGATATCAAAATTTTCCAAGACCACAAATACCGTGGTTGGTCATATGAACAGATCTATGATCACCTGTACGAAAACTCCGAGAAAATTTCTTGGGAAGAACTCGGCGAACTGTTAGACGAACACCTCGACGGTGAAGGCGACGAAGGCGAGGGCGGTGGTGGCGGCGATGGTGAAGAAGTCGATGGTAGCGGCAAAGGTCGTCCACGTTTAACTGAAGAAGAAAAGAAGGCCATCAAGGACGAAATCAAAGAAGCCATGGTAGCGGCTGCACAGGCAGCAGGTGCCGGGCGTGTTCCTGCAGGTGTTCAACGCTTTATCCAAGACTTTACCGAACCCAAAATGGATTGGCGTCAAATGTTGCGTATGAATATCCAAAGTATTCTTAAGAGCAACTTCAGCTTTTCTCGTCCAAATCGTAAATCACAACATAGCGGTGCCGTGTTGCCAGGTATGATGAACGAGGAAACCATTGATGTCAGCGTGGCAATTGATATGAGCGGCTCTATTAGTAATGCTATGGCACAAGACTTTTTAAGTGAAGTTAAGGGCATTATGGACGAATACAAAGATTTCAAATTAGACTTGTTTTGCTTTGATACAGAAGTTTATAACTATGCTAAATTTACAGGCGATAACGCCGATGAAATCATGGAATATGAACCCAAAGGCGGTGGTGGTACCGACTTTGACGCTTGCTATAACTTTATGAAGGAAGAAGGCATTGAGCCCAAACGCTTCATTATGTTTACAGACGGTTATCCTTGCGGTAGCTGGGGCGATGAGAACTACTGCGAAAGCCTGTTCATTATCCACGGCAACGATAGCATTGTTGCACCGTTTGGACAGACTGCCTACTACAAAGAATAATATGTCTTTGAGCAGAGGTACTGTTAATCCGTTAGGTGTGCTAGGGTTAAGGAAATTAACCTTTATTCCTGCACACTTTTCTAAAATTTCTATTAACAAATATGTTGATACCAAATTATTAGACCAGTGGATTACCTATAACTTAAATAGTAGGTATGCAATTAAAAAGGGACTTTCGTTAGACTCAAACAATAAAATGGTTGATTCAATCGAAATAGGATTAGAGGACTCCAAAGAACTGCTTATGCTATCTTTAGGATGCCCATTATTACATGACAATTAAAGGAAATTAAAATGAGTGATCAAGATCAAACCACACAAGATACAACCGCAGAAACAGCAGCCTCGGCAGCTCCAGAATTGACCATTGTCGATTTGCAAAACATTCGTTCTATCATCGACACAGCATCACGCCGTGGCGCTTTTAACGGTGCAGAATTATCTTCTGTAGGTACTGTATTCGATCGTTTGAATACATTCTTAAACGCTGTTGCACCAGCACAACAACCAGCTGACGAATCTACACCAGAAGCTCCAGCAGCCTAATTAGGAGAAGCACATGAGCTTTTTAAGACATGTAGGTAAAATGAAAAACAATAACGCCAAGATCGTTATTGTTTATAGAACATTACCTGGAGATTCCGGTAGTGCACTAGTATGCGGTACAAATGGTCTTCCAGACGTATGGCATAACTCTTTAATGAGCCTAGTGCAGGATGCCAGTGCCCAACAGGCCAACGAACTAGCAGACATTCTTGCTGTTCGTAGATTCCCAGATGGTAATCCAATTTTAGAAGCCTTGCACAAACAAGGTCATCTTAAAAAGGTTCCTACCAATGGTGTGTTGATGACTCCTACTACCAAAGATACCATTTTGTTAAGTGAATTAAATGCGTTAATTGCACAGCAAAAAGGTGTTAGTATTGACGAACTAGCAATTACGGACGGGTTCAATCCTACACCTAATTCTAGAAATCAAGCCAAGCGTGATGATCCAACTCGTACTACCAGTGCCAGTGTAAGCGGAGAAGATTTCTCTAACGAACCAGAACCAGCAGTTAATGCTCCTGCTCCGGTAGTAGAAGAAGATACCAGCAACATGTCTCCTGCTCAATTACGCTCACGTGCTGACAAGTTGTTTAAAGAAGCACAGGTCTTGCGTAAACAGGCCGATGCAATCGATCCTCCAAAAAGCAAGAAAAACAAAGTTGTAGTAGACGCTGAATGACACATCCAGAACGTGCATATCTAGACGCATTAAAGAACATTTTAGAGAACGGTGAAGACCGGCCTGATCGTACAGGAGTAGGTACTCGCAGTATCTTTGGTCTTCAAATGCGTTTTGATTTAACAGAAGGGTTTCCAGCAGTTACTACAAAGAAACTGGCTTGGAGAGCTGTTGTTAGTGAACTACTTTGGTTTTTAGAAGGCAGTGGTGATGAACTTCGTTTAAGAGAAATCTTACACGGTGATCGTAATAGCACAAAGACTACTATTTGGTCAGACAACGCCGAAGCACCTTATTGGGTTAACCGAAAGCTAAAACGTAGTGCAGGTGACCTAGGTCGTATCTATGGCGTACAATGGCGCAGATGGCGTAAGCCTGTTATCCGAATTAACAAGGTCGTTCTTCAAAATCACGATCAGTTAATTGAGTTGATTGCAGGAATTAAAGACGATCCCTATGGGCGTAGGCATATCATTTCTGCGTGGAATCCGGGAGAACTTGATTTAATGGCCTTACCGCCTTGTCATATTCTTGCCCAATTCTATGTAGCCAATGGTAAGTTAAGTTGCCAAATGTATCAAAGAAGTGCTGATTTTGGATTAGGTGTTCCATTTAACATTGCTTCATATGCACTGTTTACACATATGGTGGCACAGGTTTGTAATTTGGAAGTAGGAGATTTGATTATTACCGTCGGTGATGCTCACATCTATAATAACCATATTGATCAAGTCAAAGAACAGTTAAAACGAGAACCGCTGCCATTGCCCCAATTAAAGTTGAATCCAGATATTAGGGTTATTATGGATTTTGAAATGGAGGATATTGAATTAGTTGGATACGAAAGTTATCCGGCTATTACAATGCCAATGGCAGTTTAAACTACTAAAACTTCGATAACTCCAAAGCCCTGTGAATTACTTTGCAGGGCTTTTCCTATTACTGAACCTTCAGATACAGATTTAGCTGCTGTGGCATATCCCGCATAGTCACTGGTAACCAGTAGATCACCTCTTTCAATATAGCCGTGAACTTTGCAAGGAACACGGCCTTTTAAGGCAATTGCAGGGTGAGTTTCGTCATTTCCGGCGTCGGAATTCATTAAATAGGCAGGCTTTTTACTCACTATACCCACTACCCTTGTATCAGCAAATTTAATAGTAGTTGTAACTTCTTTCAATCCGCCGATTACCAAAACAGTACCAACTTCATATACAGCATCGGCTTCATAGCGTTCAGCAAGGTCGGCGTATTGTGCAGAAGTTGCTTGAGCATTTAAAACACCAGAGTTTGGATTATAATAGAAAGAAGCTGCTGTTTCTATTGTAGTGGAAATCCCATTGCTGTTAGCAACCAATGGGACATAAAAATTAGAGTTTGCAGTCGATACTACAGTGTTTAATCCTCTAGCTGAAATTGCATCAGCAGCGGTTCCCCAGAGCAAATAACCAGATCTAGAATTAGAAGCACTAACACCTGTAGTAGGATCAGCGCCATTTAGACTAATGCCCTTTTTAATTGATACAAATGAAGTACTTACAGGCTCTGTATTTGCAGGAGTAAAAGAATAGCTACTGATAACCAAAGGTACAATAGTGCCGCAATAGCCTGTTATAGCATCTCTCGATGCACCTGTATTATCTACAATTTTATTATAGGCCCAAGAACTGGCGGATGCAGATCCCGATGCAGAAGGAACTACCCAAGCAGTTCCGCTCCATACACTGAGTTGATTAGATGCTGTATTCCACCATAGGTCTCCAATTGACGGACTAGCAGGAGATGTCGATGTATAAGGAACATTAACAATGTCTCTAAAACTTGTACCGTTTGTAGAAACTTTTAGCCTATTAGTTGTTTGATCAAACCAAATTTGTCCTTGTACAGGTTTTTTTGGAGCTGTAAGATTAGCAAAGTTCTGTAATAAGTAAACAAAATTTTGATCAATAAAAGATCCATAACCTGCATAATTTCTACCAACAAATGTTAGGCTGGTAGTTTGATTTAAAGATGCATCATTAACTGTGGTTAATGTTGATCCGTCTGTATTAAGTAAAACATATGGCATAGTATTAATTACCTCGTATCCAGCATACATTAAATGTACTAGGAACTAAATTTGTTTGTGTATCGACTATATTGTTAGGTGCATTTGTTGTATATATTAATGCACAATTTAATTGATCCCCATTGGCCATATATACTATTGTACTAACAGAAGATTGACTAATGACAATAGTTGATATTTTTCCACTAATTAATTCTGCTTCTTGAACAAAAGATCCTGCTGTAATAGGTGAATTGTTAAGAAGAAGCACTATGGCTCCGCCAAATTGATATGTAAAGTCACTTAGTGTTGCAGGGTTAATTCCTATGGAAGCATTAACTTGATAATAGCCTGCCTGTGTTGCTGTAAATATTCCTGTACCAGAACCATAAGTGGCTTTGTTACTATGAGAAACTGAATCATATATTAACGGCAATGTAGTAAAACTGTTAGGCGATGTTAATAAATGTTGGAATGTGGTTTGACTCGCAACAAATACTGGGCCATTAGTTGTAGAGCTGGCTGGACCCTGAGGACCGCTAACGCCACTAGGACCACTAGGTCCTGTTATGCTTGAACCGCTCGGACCGCTCGGACCTGCTGGACCAGTAGCACCTCGTGAACCTGTAGGACCCATAGGACCGCAACCGCCCGCTGGGCCACTAGGACCAGATACACCAGTAGGACCACTTGGACCGATCGGTCCGCAACCTCCAAGGAGACCGCTTGGACCTGTTGCACCAGTTGGACCGCTTACAGTACTAGCTGCACCACTAGGACCGCTCGGACCAGTGACCCCTGTTGCTCCCGTAGGACCAGTGACTCCTGTTGCTCCTGTAGGACCAGTAACACCAGATGCGCCGGATACCCCAGTTGGGCCGGTAATGCCGCTAGGGCCGCCGGCTGGGCCACTCGGACCTATCGGACCACATCCGCCAGTAGGACCACTCGGACCTACAGGGCCACATCCGCCAGTAGGACCACTCGGGCCGGCCGGCCCTGTAGGTCCAGAGACACCACCACCACAGGCACTGATTGCACGATATTCTACTCCGTCATAGAGATTTAAAACACCAGTACCTGGATTGAACCAAAGGTCTCCTGCAGATAATCCACCAGGTTCTGAAGTTGCCAATGTTGCAGCCCCCACAGAAGTGAATTTACCATCATACACTTTCATCTTTTTGTATGTAGTATCATACCATAATTGCCCTTGTATAGGAGCATTTGGTGGTCTAACAGTTATATTTGCAGAGTTAGATAATAAAGTAATTAAATTTTGATTATAGTAAGTACCGTAATTGTATACATCTTTTCCTACTAGTGTCAGGCTCGAGCTAACAGTATCAACTTTTCCAGAAGGAATAATTGTTAAAATTGTACCTGTATTATTGTAAATGGTATACGACATAGATTACATTCCAGGTGTTAAGCTCTGCACTCGAATTGTGTAATCAATTTGAATTACGCGATTCAAAGACTTTTGTACAGGGTGAAAAATTACATGAGTTAAAAGAGGGCCTGTTCCCTGACCGTTAGGACTAAATGCTCGTAATCCCAATTCGTCAAATACATAAGTACCATCAGAGTTAACAGAATTATCAAAGGCTAATTGCCCATTTGGCTCGCCAAAGTCTAGCAAGCAATTAACTAAAATATCGCTATAGTATGCACCAGCAACATGTCGCACCTGCATGAAGTTTCTAGCAGGATCTAGATCATAACTTTGTTGAGCATCTACAGTTTTGTAATATGTTTGGTTATATAAACTAGCAGCAGATCCTAAATTGTTAGGTGTAAGATATGTAATAATACCAGTATCATCTACACGACTACCACCATTGCCGAATGCCATTCCTTCAATAGTGCCAAAACCTTGATTGCTAAGACTATTAGCCATTGCAATACTAAAATTTTCATAATGAATAGCATTGGCTTTATCTACTAGAACAACAACATTGTCCTTTTCTGTAACGTCAGAAATTTTAATATGTCCGCGAACATGGACTCCGCTTAATTCATTTGGTTTAGATGTCATAGTGTTTATATTTTCCATAGCAGTATTTATGATTAGTATTATGTAGTATTTTTATCTACGATATTTGCCCGTAATATCTATTATTTGGAAGCATTGCTCTACCATCTTTTAAGAATGACGGTATAGTCGAAGTACTGCTAGTAATTGACACAGGCTGACCGCCATCACCGTCATTCCAAGCATTAGTAGCACTGGTCATAGTTTTGACAAAGGTTAATCTAATGTTATCTTGTAGAGTCACTGTAGCAGTGTTTAATACAACGGACGAAGTGACCGTATTAATTGTGAAATCCGGTGGCAAGTATTTCATGCCTGCATAGATATAACCCGGAGCAAGAGCACTTTCAAAACCGTTACCTGTAAAGACCCAAACTTGATTAGTAGATGTTACAAGATATGCATTGCCGATTTCAGACGATGTTTGACCTAATGTAGTTAAATTATCAACAGATCCAACAATACTAGACATCGGCAAGCTGTCATAAGTAGAAGTTGTATCAGTTACATAACTTCCTGACTTTCTTAACAAATAGCCTGCATAATAAACTTGTAGAGTATCTTCAGGTCGTTGACCTGTTGAGTAAGTAGTAGGTAATGTAATTCCATCAAACCTAATTGTAGCAGTTGAATTAGGATATGTCTTATTCGATAAAGAATTTGAGAAAATACTGTATTGGTATGTTAGTGTGTTGGTAAATGTATTTTGAATTAATGTCACATCAGAATATGATAGGGATTGATATGACCCTTGATCAAATACTGTAGTGCCAGCAGGCAATGACATATTGATACCAGTTCCGTATGTTGCTCTACGCAGTTGACTTAAAACGTGCACACCATTGGTCGCCGATGACGAGAAGTATTCAATACGTTCATCGTTGATTAATACAACTCCCGGAGTATTGGTTACAATATCCGGTGGTGTAAAACCAGTCACTGATTCTATAAAAATTTCAGTATTGGTAAAAGACAATGGGTTTGCCAATCGAGTAGAAGCATCTCGATTTATTCTTGTAAATGATGTATTACCTAAAATATCATAGAATATACGATATCCTAAAACTGTTGAAGTTGATCTGGTATAAACATTAATACCAAGTGTATCAGTTATATGCCCCGGCATTAACTCTTCAGGAGCATAACTAGAGTTAGGAGTTACGAATCCGTATTCACCATCTAGTGTAATATCAGCAGGATTTACTCCAAGAGCATCCATAATAGTGCCATCAGTCCAGGTGCCGCCTTGAATATAGCTATCGGGTTTGTAGCCGCCATAGGGATTTTTAAATCCAATGCCTTCATATTGCCCGCCAACTACAACTCCTGGGAAGCTAACACCTACCATTAATTGATCAGGGTCAACCCCCGGCATACCCTCTGTAGGAGCATATAGGTTATAAATGCGATCGGCAGCATTATATAGATCATAGCTCTTATCATAATGCACTATTAACTTTGTACCTTGTGCAGGAATAATTGTCAAGAATACAAGATCAGTATAATGTTTGTTATACCCGTTAACTAGTTTAATATAATTCTTTAAGGTATAATCAGCAGACTGAACCAATATTCCGCCTAGAAGAATTTTTATTTTAGATCTATCAGGTTTAGCAGCCCAAGATAATGTATAGGCCTTACTAAATCCATCACATACAAAAGTATCAACTGTAGAAGTGTTACCAATTTGATTTACTACCGAAACTCGATCGAACTTCATTTCGATATTCATTTCTCTTACTGGATTAAATTCAACTGTTGAAGTAGATACTGTTTGGGCAACAAATTTAGCACTATCTGAATTATAGTACGACGGGAAGTCAAAATCAGTAAATTTACTATTAGAATTATCTACTAAAGGATAGTTGGTTACAAATGTTCTTATCTGAGTGTGGTATGGTTTTACTTCTTCAACATACTGTTGGAAATATGCATCATCTAATAATTTGTATACAGGCGGTTGGCCTAGATTTACAGCATTATTAGTAACATTAATAAACGAAGTCTTAAATGCCCAGTCCAGCATCTTTTGCTCAGACAGAGCATATTTTACTGCTGCAAAGAACAACAAATTCCAATTGACTCTTAATTCGTTGATGAATATATCATCTCTTAATGCTGTTAGAATATATTTTATTTCAATATCAGGAGTTTGATCGTATAAGGTTTGATCATAGGTGTCATTATTATTAAACCCGTATGATGCACTCCATATAGAATCTAATAACTTTATAGTTCCATTTTGACTATAGAGCAAATTAAAATTGTCGCTGAATGTTCCCTGTGTTGTTGCAGGATCAATATATTCAAGTATTATATAATTTCCATTGCCGCCATTTAATACCTTGACATAATCGCCAATGTTTAAATTTAGAGTTACGAGATCATAGACATTGCCCACGGTATATGCATAGTCTCTATAAGGTTTATAATCAGCACTTACCCAATCTACATAATTCCAATATAAGGTCGTGTTGTATTGCTGAGTATGATAACGTAGCCAAGCACCATCAGTGAAGATAAATTCAGACCATTTACCGTTATAAGTAGAATCATTTAATACAATGACAGTATGTACTCTCGGCGATGCTGTAAAATTACTTGCATATCCCGATCCTTGGTTAATAATACTTACAGAAATTATCTGCCCTTGTGCATTTACAACCGAGGATACTTTTAATCCCGACCCACGAGGGTTATTTAGTGGGTTATCTAAATCAGTAAATGCAGGTCCTTGATAACCAATCTGAGATCCTGTATTATCATATGCAGGATTTAATGCTCCATATCCATTTCCTGCATTTAAAATGCTAACACCGGTAACATTGCCATTTTGATTTACAGTAAATTCTATTTCTGCTTTAACAAAGATACTGGTATCAATTCGATCAAAGGCATAATTATCTTCTACTAGTTGATCATAAAGATTTAAACTAACGTCTGGATAATTTTCTTGTGCTTCTAAATTGGCAAGACTATAATTGCTGGTTATTATGGTAGCGGTCAGTACCGAATTTGCAAATTCAATAACATTACGCAAAGCCTTTATTCTATCGACAAACATTGTTTGGCGAGGTCGAATCTCTATTCCGTAACGAGTGCGAGAAGATAGGGCAGGATCGGGTACAATATTACCCAAACTATCGTGTCCTAGTAGACTATCAAATAATTTTTGCTCTAGCGACGAGCTCGGCATACTGGCTGCAGAATCTTCTTGTAACAACAACCACGATGTATGCAGTGGAATAGAATTATTAATAGTATCTTGAGACACATTAAGATTGATTCTATCTCCAATTAACAAATTGCCGACATTGCTCAATGCAATGGCATTTCTAGATATAAATGCAGCATAATGCAATCCGTAGGCAGTAGGATCCGCAATAACACTGGCCGCTTGATAAGAACTTATTCTACGACCTGCAACATTAGGAACAGTGATTTTATTTTTAACCCAGTAAAAATATACATTACTGAATGTGCTAGTTATCGGATCATATACCTGTTTAACACTAATTGAACTATTGTCGGCAAATTTAGGTTGGCCGCTGATTCCTTGTGTTAGGCCTGCAGGAGTATCTGCTTGGGAACTCCACTCGCTAGGTAGTAATGTAGATCCTACCCATTCGTAGACATCGATAGTAGCCCCCGGGAACAGATTACCCCAGTTGTTTTTACGATATTCTAATTCGCCTTGTTCATACCATATAAATTTTGCAGTGCTTAGATCCCACCATAGTTCACCTACGTGAGCATCTAACCAGTTTTTATTAGTATCAACATTGACCCCAGCAGTACCTATAGAATATATAGCAGGGTCACTGATCAACTTATAAGTTAACTCTTGTTCAGCAGTTCCAGAAATCTTTCCTTTTATAGGATCAATAAACTCTAGATATTCTAAAACATCTTCTTTAAATGTATCAAGTAAAGTTATTTTCTTAACTGTATCAATAACTGTTAAATCTTCTTGAACGCGTAGCTGTTTTAATCCGTTAACAGCAGCGTCTATAACATCAAACTGAACAATTCCGCTAATAGCCGAATGATTACTAGCCGAAGGAGCACCCACATAGATAGTATTGTCGCTGCTCATTGCTAGACTATTACCGTAATTACTTCCTGACAATGTATTAAAGTCGGAAGAAGCAATTTCTTGTGCATATACAAATCTAGAATCTTGTCTAACATATAGATAAACTGCTCCTGAATCAGTTACACTATCATAAAAAGTTGTAGATCCTTGATCAAAAATATCAGTACCTTGATCAAAGGATGTTGTGGTTTCAAATGTACCTTTAGACGAAATAATTAAATGATCAACTGAAGAATTTACATCAATAGAAATACCAAAATTTGAATTACCATCTGCACTAGGATTTGTTATAACCTGTGTTAATGTAAATATTCCATTAACATTAGCATACACAGCGACCTGCCCTTTTGCATCAATTGAATTATATGCATAAGGATCCGAAACAAACAAATAATTGCCAGCTGTTGATACATGAACTGTTGTTCCAAATGCTTGTCCATTCTCAAATGGCGATGTAATCAATTGTGATTGATAGTAAAAATAATTGAATACAGAAACAATTCCCGTCGAATGCCCCGGGGCACTAATTGCAACATAACTGCCGTTGTCTGCACCGCTAATCGAATAACCCCATTGATCGCCGCTCGATAAACTGATACCCACTGGTGTTAGTGTACTACGAGATGTTGCTGTTAAAGGAACACCTTCAACCTTGTATTGGTGTACAGCACCGGTGGAGTTTGCATTAGGTGCTCCCACCAGCATTGTTTTACTGGCAACATTTTTTTGTACAAATAAGCTAGAACCAAAATTACCGTTTGCTTCAGGGCCTGTTATTACTACTAGAGACTGTTCTTCTAGATACTGATTAATGCCACTGATTTTTACAGCACCCCTATTACTAGAAGATCCTGGAGCGCCCGCAAAGATTAATCCATAAGCTGATGTTGAATAAGGTAGACTATCATAGGCTACAGAATAGCCTAATCCTAGACCATTGTCAAAATCTGGATCATATTGAGTCAATAGTGAAAGATTTTTGTTGTTAACATTGTAGACAAATACACGACCGGCACCGTCATTTGGATCAAAATAAGGCGAGCCGGATACCAATACGGTTCCATCAGATGATAGATCTATGCTATATCCGTGTCCTTGCCCCGTTGGTGTATCAGATGCCAAATAGGCTTCGGAAGTATAGTTGTTTACTTTTTCGTATACTGCCCAAGGAGTAGAGCCGTCTTGAGCACCGTCTACCCAGTATAGAGATCCTTCATTGTTTAGATAAAGATCTGCATCACTAGGTAGGGCATCAAAAGACGTATATCTAGCACTGACAAATTCAAATAGTTGTCCTGGCGACAACAACGGCGCATTGGTAATAGAAGCCAGTGTGCTAGCAACAGAGAATTGGGTATACTGAGGTATTTCTTGAACAATATATACACCGTCCACTTGTCCATTGAAATTAACAACAGATACAACCGTGCCTGCTGATAAATTATGCGCCCTGTCTGTGGTAAATGTAATACGACTTACTGGGCTGCTGACATATACTCCTACTACTTGCGCAGGTGATTTTGTATAACGTAAAACATCCCAGTTGCCATCTTGTGTAAATCCTAGCCACACCGTGTCACCGCTGTTTAGTTTATTGTTATTTGCAATATCCAATAAACTGTTTTCGTTGTAGGCTGTGGCAGTAACATCATCAAGTCTTACATAACCTGCTGACAATAATTTTATTATATCAGTCGTTGATGTTGTAATAAATGATTGACTAGCCGTATAATTCTTTGGTAGAATTTCTAAATCACTAGGAGTAACATAGTGTATAGAATCATTAGGATTTGAAGTCGGGACCGAATCTACTAGACTGATGATTTGCGGATTTTCTATAAATGTTCCTTCAGTTAAAGGAATCTCTATTTCTTGATAGGTAGAATAAGAGCCATAATGGCCTACGCGGAATGCCCATTCTTCGTTATAGGTAATATCACCTTGTAGATTTTGTAGGCTAGCTTTGCCTAATTTGGCAATGGCATTCTCTGTACCTTTTTCTTTAATAAATCCTTGATAGAATTTATATTGTGCAATAGGATCAGTAAAGACATTGTTTAGATATACTCGAGGAGTGTATCCTGTTAAATGCTGTGCCATTTTTTCTTGACCAACATCAAAGTTATCGATGTCTAGGCTATAGAAATCTTGGAACTGATTAGTTTTATAATTAAAGTTTGGTAATAATTTAGGCTTTGGTTTACCTGTTAGTGTATTCCACTGTGTTGCATCAAATGCCGGTGTAGCACCTATTGCATTAATTGCACTGTAATAATTTCCGTTGTAATAAACAACATCCCCAGGACGATACGAAACATACGGAGACCATACGCTGGTTATTGCTTGATCATAGATAAATCCGGGACTATAAATATCACCGTTCCAATTAGCAGTTCTAAAACCTACTAATTTCATTCTGTGTTGACGACTGCCAGTTTCAATATTAAAAATAACATCGCCAAAATCATCTTTATTATCAAATATAATTCCGTGTTCTTTTTGTATGCAATTTAATCTAGCAAAATATATGCCAGCCGTATTAGGTAGGGTAGCAATTGTGCACAATCCATTTAATCTAGAAATAGTTAGATCCTTTTGAGGATACGGATTGCCGTCAGCTTTTAATATACTATATTGATAAAAATTGTTAAACAAATTATCAACTACCACTCGGTCAGCTTGGAATTTAATTTTATCAGCAAATGGACTTATTGTGAGTACGCTAGTGTCGCCCCAATTTTGTGTCGACCAAAAGAGGAACTCATTGGCAGAAAAATTCCAATCTAAAACTACATCTAGATCAATATTATGTTCGTCGAATATAAATCCTTGATCAGTTAACCAGCGACCGTAGCCTAGAATGAAATCATATACTTCCTGTATAGATGTAAATTCTGTTCCATACAGCACACGAGTCGGAGTAGGATTAAAGTTTAAAGCTATTTGAACCGTAGCACCGCCCTTGGTAGGCAAGCTAGGTAGAATTTGATATAACGCAGAATTAAACACTTGTTCTGCTTGATGTGCTACAGTAACTCTATAATAATTACTACCATATTGAACAATTTGACCTACAGGATAGAAGTTTGTAGAATTGCCTGCCTTGGCAGTGGTAACTTGTTCGGTAGATAAACCAGTAGCTCCTTGAGACCCGCTAGGACTCCAGGTAACATATGGCTCAGTAACCCCGCCAATGGTTATTGTACGAGTATTAGAATTTCTTAAAGGAGCATAACAATTAAAATATGGCTCTTGAGTGTCGTACCCTTTGATTACAAAATTTCCATTATTTTTTTCTATAATAATTCCAGACACTCCTAGCGATAAAATAGGGTTGCTAGAATTTAGTCTAAGAGTATAATTCTGATTAGGTAACAATGCACCCGGATCTCTAGTAGTAGGTTCATATGCATCAATAATAACTTGCAAGGTTGATTGATCAACAAATCCGCCTACCTTAAAGAATAGATTATAGTTTGCATAAGATAAATCTTGTTGCAATTCATTGAGATAATTAGTAGATCTTTGTTGTCCTACTTCTGAAACTAACACACTATAACCATTAGTCAATGCATTATTTTTTTCAAAGATAGGAACGGAGTTAATATTTAAAAACTTATATTCAGATCCATATGTCCACTGACCTGCAGAATTTTTAAACATTCGACTAGGGTCATACATATATGATGCGTAGACTAATGGTCTAGTCAATGCTAACAATTTTTGTAGTGCAAATGGCCAGTAACTACTTCTACGCCAAGCAGTTTCTTGAGGACCTTGGTCGCCTGCTTGCCAGTCGCGGCGTATATCAGGCGGTGCTCCGGCAGTGACAAGATTATCAATCGGTGATAACAACTTGCCATAGTCATCCACAGGTATAATTTCGCTTAGACCAGGACGAGCATAAAAAGCATGAACTCCTTTAGTAGGACCATCGGCAATATATCCTTGTTCTAAATCATTCCATAAAATTCCATTACCGGAAGTATACGGGGCAGGTCCGTATCTATCTTCCCACCAGTCGGGCATAACACTGAATCCTAGCATTTCCCAAGGACAAATATGAGGGCGATCAGTGTCGTAGAAATATTTAAACAACGATCTCCAAGATCCTGATACAGGGCTGTCTAATAGTGAGCTGTAGGATTTAGAATAATTCCAAGTCTTTGGGGTAGATGCACTGAAAAATTTAGTATTGTCTGTATAGTCAATGCTGTATTTTCCAGCCCATCTTGTAAAATCTTCAGTGACTATTGCATTAATTTCGTCAATGGAATAGTCTGTTGTTCTAAATGCACCAGGTATAATTGTATTAACATCTAATAGGTCGGGATTGTATCCTACCTTTATATTATTATAGACACGCTTTTCAAACTCTAAAATTGCATCATCTCTATAATCGCCGTAGGCAACAGTAATACTGCCGTCGTGTCCTTGTATGACTCGCTGATGTACCACATAAGTAGTATCGATAAAAATAGATGGAACATACTTAGGATATAGACCCAGCTTGCTAGGAGTAGGCGGAATAAAAGATCCGCGAGTATCTGCATAGTCCTTTAATAAAATTTTATCACCAAAATTTAATTTTATTAAAATGTTTACCAACGGATCAACAGTATCAAACGTATAATCTCTGCCGTAGACTAATTGTTTTCCGTTTACATATACCAACACAGATCGTTGACTCAACGAGTTTAGATCAAATTCTGTGAATAATGGATAGCTTGTAACATTAATATCTGCTACTACCCAAGATCTTAATTTAGCATCATTGCCGTAGGCCAACATATCTGATTGATAATACGGACTTAGAGGACCCTGACTAACATTCATTGTAGTCAGTGCTTGATCTAGGGCAGCAATAGTATCTGTTTGATTACTAGATTTAGTTAATTGATTTATTAAACCAAATTTAAATTGATTATATTGATCACTAGCCTTGGTAATTGCATCTATAATGCTATGTTCTTTTTTACCAATAAACATGTGTGCAAAAGAAATAGGATTTGCATTAGATATCAATTGAGTACCGAGGTGGCTATAATTGCCCATGTCTCTAAGATTAGTACCGCCTAACATTGTAGTTTGATAATTAGGCAATTTATTAATCATAGTATTAACATGTTCTGTTAATTCACTGAGTGTAAAAGACGATATAGAACCATTTAACGGATTGTTAGTTAAACTTAGAGACTCTAAATAGTATCCAGAATTTGTAGGAGTCTGAGAAGTGTAAGCTTCAATTAATACAACATCAGAATTAGTTAATGTATTGTTAAAATTTATGAAATATCCGCCGACAGAACTTGTTGTTATCGAGTATTTGTCGTTGGTTAATTTTATTTGAGAATTATTTAGGTATACATCTGTGATTAAATCTTTATCCAATAACGGGCTATTAACTGATGTCAGTTGTATTGTTGATGTAGAAAACTTAGGTGTTGTGACCTGTAAAATAGGTAAATGATAATTAGGAACACTATCCCAGATATTATAAAAATTATTTCCTACTTTAAAGTATGTAATAGAGGTTGGAATAGAATACGATTCTAATGAATTAATTACAACATTAATTTTATCATTACTAAAGTAATTAGCAAACAAGAAACTACCTATGGCATTGATATTTCTATATGAAAGAGGGAATCCTAGATAAGGATCTGCTTCGCCTGTACCCACTTGATAACCAAAAATTTGATTACCAGTAAAATTGTCTAAGTAATAATCAGTATCGCTATAGCTGTTGCCAGACTCGTCGAATAAATCAAATAAGGGAGCCTGATTTAATTTAGTTTTTTGTTGTGCAAAAATCCAAGTGCTGCCATTATACCACCAACTAGATCCTGCATAAGTTGATCCATTAGTAATTGTTACTACATCAGAAACGCTAGGAACATTGTCATAGGTAGGTTGTAAAGTAACGGTTAATTTTCCGTTAATAGAAACAAATACCACTTCATATATTTTTCCAACGATGCGAGGATCTTCGGCGGCATTAAAAATAATACGATGACCGGGTTCTAGCATCACTCCATCAACATACACCAATGAAAGACCTGTTCTAGGATTAACAAGGACACCGTCTATATCATTAAAAGGAAAAACACTGGTGGTGTCAATAAAGTCAACTGGCTCTATACCAATTGATCCAAAATTATAAAGCTGAATTCCTGCATTAAATTCTACAATAGGTCGCTGTGCTCGTTTATCAGCAGGAAGAACTGGCGGTATTCCATTAGCTGCTGCACTTGCAATAATAACATCTCGATGCACCCAGCGATTATATCTAGACCAAGGATTTAAATCGGGGCTGGCACGATTGATTGTAATATATTCAGGATTAACCGGCAAGCGTCTGTTAGAATCAAAACCAAAGTTTGCAAAAGAATCACCGTCAAATTGGTCTCTGTAAACTGACGAATAGCTAACATATTCTGTATAGGTATTGGCAGAGACTACAAGATCGTCAAGTAGTACTAGAGTAATGCTGGTGCCTACACCCTCTACATAGTATTCATTACGCCAATATTTTTTATTCACTTCAGGATTACTAAATGTCACTATCATACCATTAGACAATGTAACATTTAATCCAGTGACTGTAGCTGTAAAAGTATAAGAAGGTTGTCCTACAATATCTCTGTCAACATCCAACCCAGGAGTAATAATTTCAATAACTTCTGTAGTATCTGTACCCATCCAGTAGTAGTGCTGATAGTTAACAAGTTTATCCCAATCGATATGAGGATTGTAAGAATAAATTTCAGATCTAAACAATCTATCTAAATTATTAGTATTTGCACCTTTTACACCAAGTTCGTTGATAAGATCGTCGTAACCTTGCACATCTTGTATGTTGCTAAGAGCATCTCTAGTTACTAGAGCAGGATCTAGCTGATAATCTCGTCTTAATTCCGTATTTTCAGCAATGTAAACATCACTGGTAGAGTTGTAAGTAGGTGTTAACTTAGAACCGATATAGCCGTCGATGCGTTCCAACTGAGCAGGTTGAATCATTTGATCCAGCGTGCTGGCTAGAAATTTTGCATTTCTATCAGTTTGCAAAGTGATAGGTAAAAAATTAACTGATCGAATAGTTGCGGTTGTCATTATTAAGAATTATTAGCGTTGGTTATAATAGAAGTAGTATTCAATTGGCTGGCAGTAATAGCTGATATAACTTTTATATCAGCAGCAGTTGCTCCACTTATAAAAATTTCGTTACTTTGACAAGCAACTTCATATAAACTTCCAAAGTTATTAACAGTAGGTACAATAACAAAGTTAGTAATATCAGGTGTTAACAAGTTCATAACATAAGCAGATAATTCACTGAAGTAAAAACTCTGACCAAAGTCCCAATTTTCTAATGCAAAGAATTGATTGATTGCAGATAAAATACTAGCAATAATTTCATTCTGACTCTTTGTGCTAGAAGCTGATTGAACAGCTTTAAAAGTACCTTGCAAACTAGCAGGAGCAGAACTGCCAAATAGAACTTTATATGTTACCGGTTGGTAAATGATCTCGTCGCTGATTGTTTTAATAGGTTCTAAGTCACTGGAGTAGTTTGATGCAAGACTTTGACTAGTAGGCGGTAAAGGTTGGGTTCCGTTGCCTGTAGATAACCAGTTTCTAAATGCAGTATCATAGGCTGTAGTCAACATGTAAACATCAATGATATTACTCTTACTAGGATCAATTCTGTAATCTTGACCAGTGTTATGTTGATACTGGAATTTCAATCCACTACGACCGGCATAACATAGATAATTAGGGTTATAAACCAATTGCAATCCGTTAGCACTTACATTTTTTACTGCACCGTCATTGACTATATAATATAGATAATCACTATCAAGACCTGCGTTTAATGCATCTTGTTCTGTGTTATAAACAATATACAACGAACTGTCTAATAAGTTATATGTTAAGCCGTCGGATCCTAGTTCAAACATTACATAAGAATCCGAAGTACCTGTATTGATGCTGCCTACAATATTATTAAATGTATCAGGATTGGTCATTTCACTAACAGTGCCTGATCCTTCGTAGGTATAGAAACTAACCAATACTTTGCTAGGATCAACATAACCGTCAGACTCGACAATCGAGTCATCAATTTGCCATTTATAATCAACACCAAGTGCCGAGCTAGTGTTAGGAGCAGCATTTACTGATAATACGTCAATTTGATCTTTAACAACAGAATTATTGGTATAGTCAAAATTTACACTAGCAGAATCTACCATAAATCCAGTTTGTTTTATACTTTCAAATATATAGTTGCAGGTTCTATACAATACTTTATAAGAAATTCCTGTCCAGGTAAATGCCACTAACCAGCTTGAATCTTTATTTGTATTAGTATCATCATTTTGATTAGTGAGACTAAACGAATCAGCTAGGTTTAAATTAGTATCTAGAATAACATTCCAGGTTCTATTAACAACATCAAAACTTAAACCAAAGTTAGTTTGAGTCAAGCATAAATTTACAATATCTGATTCAAACGAATAAGAAAAAGAACTAATAAATGCCGGAATAATTTCTGTTGGAACAGCACCATTACCTATATTATTGCTGAAAATAACAGGACCAGTTCCGTCATTTAGATTTCCCAGGCCGTTATTAGCACCGTCTCCTATTACCTGCAATACTGTGGTCCACATATAGCTAACAGTTTTACTCGATTGAATCGATGTTATTTTTCCGTTAGGTAAAAAGTAACTACCAGCCGGTGGAACAAACTTAATCATCGATCCGGCAGTTATATAAGATAAAGGAGCATAGGCACTCGATCCTACAGGTTGAGGAGTAGTGCCGGCTTTAAAATAACCGCGACTTTGACCTGCAACAGCATTAGTTAGATTCCAAGTATATCCGCTGGCAGTAATTGCATAGCTGGATTTTCTGTATTGATCTAAATAGAAAGACAATAAAGATCTACTAGCAATAATAGGTTCTAGGTGTTTTTTTATAGCAGTAAAAATTTGATTATTGCTGATAAAAGAAAATTCAAAACTATTTTGAGAGATATTTTTATATAATACTCCGTCGTCAGCAAATATATTAGTAGAGCTGTATTTTCCACTAACATCACTTAATTCAAAGTATTTGCTTACTCCGCTAGAAACTCGAGCAACGCTTTTAACTTTCAATACATTACTGGTAACTGTCAGTGGAGCAATATTATAATCCTCAGCAGTGACCATACGGTTCTGTAGATAATAGTTTTGAGGGGCATTTTGTTGAATACTAGCATTAGTTTCAGTGGCCGCACTATTATTAACGGTATATTGAAGACCTAGTGTTAATGTTAATTTGTTAGGTTGTCCTGCTTTGTTAATATAAGGAATATCAACGCTTATACCGCTCATTTGTTGGGGAGTGATAGAATATACAAGACCGTTACTTTGTCTATAGTATAAAACAAACTGCCCTTTAGGTAAATTTCCAAAACTACCGTCGGCAAAATTTAAATCTATCTGATCCGTATCTCTGTTAGTCACACTATATACATTTCTAACATTTTGTTTAAGACTATTATAGATAACATTATTACCGATGACATTAGGAACCTGTGTCCAAGGTGCAGACGGATATGTACCGTCTGCATTTAATTGCCATAGCCAAACATCAGTATTATTAATACCACTGACATTGATACCAATAATTTCATCAGGTACTGGATTATTAATTGTAAAATTGCTCAAGGCTAAAGCACCTTGTTTGAAAAATGCAAAGAAGCCGGTGTTTGCACTACCAGAACCTTGATTATCATTTTGATAAATGAGGCTCACTGCAGTTCTAGGGGCAGGGGCAGATTCATATATAAAATCTTTGCCAGAAAATGTAGCAGGTACAATTTCAAAATTCATATAGGTACCATTTATGTTTTGGCTAAAACTATAAGCAGGTACATCAACATTAGAACTATTGATCAGATATTGTTCTGTATAAATTCCGTTTAAATTTTCATTACGATCATTAGGTACACCAAATGCTGTAGACCCGGGCATGGCCGCGTTCATAACCGCAATAAATTGTTGGTACCAATTAGTATTTGAAGGATCGTTCCATGCAACACTAACATTGGCGAGATTAACTCCCGTTGCATCAATGACATTTTCTGTAGTAGAAACACTGGTTATCTTTAACAATCCACTAGCAGGAATATTCCGCTTAGGAACATAACCAACTAGTTGAGCCAAACGTAGTATGCTATCTCGACGTTGGGCAGTTTCTAAGAAATTTTCACGGGCATTTAAGTCAATACGGAAACTTAAATTTTGCCCCATATAGGCAATAAGATCGACTAGAGCAATATATTCACTGCTATCAATGAAGTCATTAAAATCTTCGGGATAGTTTTCTTGTAGATAAGAAATTAAAATACGACGAATAGTGTCAAAATCGTAACTTTGAAAGTCTGCGTTACGAAAGGATTGATATATTTTGGTCCAATCTTCTGTAACTAGTAGCTGTGAGTTTGTTGCTGGAATGGTCATATTATTGCTCTATACCGTATTTATTGTATGCATAAACTTGGTACATTATTGTTGCTGTACCGTTAAACCAATGTTTTGATCAAAGGTTAGTTTTAAATTAGTAGACTGGTCAGTACCATTGAGCACGAGAGTTACTTCTATGATATATCCAGTATTATACTCTGTTAATTTAATTTGTGTTGGAGTAGCTCTAGGATCGCTAGTGCAGATAGTTTTAATATCTTGATTCAATGCTTCTCGTAATTGAGGAGTCATTGGTTCCATTATAGCATCCCAGATAATACTACCAAAGGCAGGCTTCATCACCCTTTCGCCTTTTCGAGTATTGAATTGATTTAAGATATCCTGTGCAATCAAATCAAGGTCAAAGAGCTTTGATGTAGTATTGGCAGGATTTTGTGTGCTGAAGCCAACATAAAACTGACTGGTTTTAGTTACCTGCTGTTGTACTGCATTAGCATTAGATATTTCAATTGACTTGTATGGCATGATATAATATTTATTGTCCTGTAGTTACTGGGTGTCCTTGGCTATCGGTTAAGATACCACCAGTACCTGTTTTGACAGCATTTGAAGGAGTACTACTGCTAGGTTGCAGTTGTCCTAAGAAACATTGATAGAATCCTAATTTTGTAGCGTGTATGTCGGGAGTATTGAACCCCACTGCTTGGCAAGCTGCTTCAAAATAACCAGCATCAGTTTGTGCAACCTTAACACGATCTAAGAAATATAGCACACTGACCTGAGCAGCAATAGTTGGGTCCGACAACATGTCAGGTTTATCGGTCAATGCTGTAGGACTAGACACTAATCCTTTTTTATACATCAACTGACTATACTTGGCATAATTTGCTCGGCCAGTTAGCTGTATAAATCCGCGACCGATAAATGCACTGCCATCTCCCGATTGTGTATTGCCCAAGCCTTTGCCTTTGGCAGTATTAGATCCGTATAAAAATTCAGGCAGGCTATTGTTAGGATTGCCAACATATTGTTGAGCCAATGATTGGTCGCCTTTAAACACCGTTGGAAATACCTGTAACAATCTGGCTGCTGATGTGTAGTTAAAACTTTCCGTAACCACTTTCCAACGGCTTTCTCCACCAGCAATACCCAACAAACTAGCAACAGCATAAGGAGATGTTAATCCTAGTTGTGAGGCGGCGGCCTTAAGAGCACTAATACCTGCCTGGCTTGCAGGAGCATTGATATCTTTAGCATACTTAGGATCGCAGGTATCCGGTATAACATCAGGAGTATTAGCAGGCGGTTGAATTCCTGCATCAGGACTCGGCGGTACTCCTGCAGCAGCCCTTGGTGATGTAGGAGTTGTTTGTAGTGTAACATCAGTTGCTGTAGAACTAAATTGACTGGGATTAATATTTTCGTGTTGGTCCCACGGCTCGTGTGTAGGTACACGCTGCATTATAGATTTAATATCTGTAGTTTTATATTTGTTACTTTTTAAAGCCCAGCTGGTTGCAGGATTTCGATTAGGTAAACTAAAGATAGACAACGGTGGTGGTAGTGTAGCAGCATCTGCTGTATTAGGTGCAGGTGCAGCAGGCCCATTCATATGAATCTTAGAACCGGTCTGTATTATATTGCCATTAGCATCAATACTAAAATTACCACCCGAACCTATCTTAAAATTTTCTCCAGAAATAACATTTACTTCGTGACCGGTGGTAATTTTTAAATCTTTTACTACAGAAAAGTTTAAGTCTTGAGCAACAGTATTTCTAACAGTTCCGCCGACGGTGTGGTCAAGATCGTTTCTAATAGCTATTTTGCCGTAGTCGTCTACTAATAGGAAATAATAACCAGTAACATTAGTTTCCATATTTCCCACAGCACGAACATTAATATTTCTACCCGCTTCTAAGTTGATATCTCTATCTGCTCTAAAGTTAAAATCAGCTTCGCTATGTATGCTAACGCTGTCTTTGGCGTAGATATCTATTTTACCGTTGCTGGTCATTTCTAACCAAGCAGTACCTTTGCTGTTAGCAATGTAGATTAAGTCGCTAGAATTATGTAAAAGTATTTGATGACCTGTTCTAGTACGAATTCTTACCAATTCATTTTGTCCGTTGATATCCCCATCATCCATTACAAATGTACTGCCACCTAGCCTGCTCACAGGAGCATCTATACCTGCATCATAGCCAATCTTTCCTGTCTTAGCTCCAGGACTAGTATCTAACGGACCAGGTGTACTGATACCAAATACCTGACTAGGTACTTCTCTGCGAGCACTTGTAGTTGTAACACCTCGTATTGTGTCTAACAATAATCCTTGTGCCAACAATCTATCTGCAAAAGGATGTATTGGCTTTTTCATCGTGTTAGGATTCAAGGAATTCTGATCTGCTACAGTTTTATTATATTCAGCAACAGGCAAATAAGTTGTACCATATCTGTTAAATTGTTCTTGGGTCATTGAAGTATACTGGCTTGCAGCAATACCCGGGACCATGTGATTTTGGAACATGTCCTGTATACACCCTATCCAGTATCCTTGATTAGGATCACCGTCGACAAATATAACTAAAACACGAGTACCTACATCCGGTGGGATCATCCACATACCATAGCTCTTTTGAACATCGTTAAAATTGCTGGCATTATTACCCTCAAATCTAGGACTGGTATTCCCCGAAAAAGGACTTAGATATCTAACGATGTAGGTATTACCCTGGTCCTGTATAGGATTTTGAATATTTTTAATAAGAGCAACTTCTAGCATACCCATATAGGTAGTATCTAGATGATTGGTAATTTCTGCAACAAAGGGCCCCGGTGTCGGAAGAGCTCCTCGTTTTCTTTTATCTATTGCCATTTATAATACACCTTATCGATTTAACATTATTTTATCTAGCGGGTTTGAAGCTGCACCCAGGCTACCAAACTGCGAAGTAACAGATTTAGTTAGATTGCCCCCGTTATTGATCATTGATCCTAGAGAAGAATTTACAAGACTCTGTTTAGTTTCTACAGCATCAACATTCCCGGTGAGAGATGATAGTTGAGAAGCCGCAGAAAATAAGCGACCAGCATTGGCAGCAATATTAACTCCGGGTAAATTAGTCAAAGACCCTAGAGGATTTTTAATAGCTGCAGGCACTGAAGATAATGCTGCGGTTACTGCACTAGGAGGTAATTCAGACTGTGGTATAGCCAAAACATCATTTACAGCATAGGATCTAGCTAAGGCCATTTTACCGCCTGTTTGAGCAACATAATTAATATACTGCGTATCAGGTTGGGGGTCAGGTGCTGTAGTATAGGGAGAAGTCGCCGGCAGCGCTGCTAGACCCGAGGGAGATAAAGAATTTAAGTTTACACCTTGTGCTGCGGTTTGTGACAAATTAGTATTAACAGGCACATTATTTGCAATACTAGCAAACTGCGATAAAACTTTGCTCTGTAGATTTGAACTTAAACCTGCAATCTGAGACGGATTAACTCCAAGTCTTACAGCAATTGCCAAAGGATCCGCTGCAGATGTTAATCCTGCTTTTGTAGGAATACATTGAGCACCACCGGATAAGATAGCACTAGCTGGTCCTAAATTAGCCACTGCAGATATAGCATTAATACCCAGGCCTTTGGCGGCGCCTGAGATTGCAGTAATATTTGTAGGCATTGTTGAATTCTGTGCAATAACATCTTGAGCAGTAATAGTGCCGCCTGCAGCAATTAAGGTACTAACCGGCGTAGCAGGAGTGTATGACACAAATGCTCCTTTACCTATTCCTGAACCAGGTACACTGACCTGATTAATAATATTGCTAGCCTGAGACACAATTGAATTTGCTAGTTGTAAGGTAGGTGCGCTAATACCGCCTGCTCTTAAAGTATTTGAAACTTGATTTAATAGTGCTGCAGGCCCCAATGCTTTCTGTTGCAGGGATGCAATACCCGATGCCTGCAATGGTATTCCTAGAGCAGACTGATTGATTCCGCCGGGTATTACACCACCATATATCTGTGTAGCAGATCTTCCTATGCCAGCAAGGTTAGGAGTTGCACCGCTGACCTGTGTTAGCAAAGCATTAGTAGTACCGCCGAGCCCTCCAGATGCATTGGTAAAATTGCTTAATTGTCCGGGTAAGCCGGGACTAGGTAGTCCACGATCTTGTTGATTTAACAGATTAAAAGTATCAGGACGATTGCTAGATTGTTCCGAAGTATCGCTAACAACTTTATCCGGTGGAGAAGTATCTTCTTGCTTTTGATCTAGAGGATTTGGTTCGCTGGTCATTACCGTAGCAGGGTTTGTTGGAGGTAAACTACTATCTAATAATTGACCGGGTACTCGAAGAATATCTAATTTCTGTTTAAACACACCGTCTTTGAAAGTAGAAACTACTTTAAGAATTCGATAGACTCCGCTAAAAGGAACTAGTCTAGGATCAAAATTATATTTTCCAGTGGTAGGATCTATATCAATCGGATTTCTAAACTTTAGAGTAACCCAAACTTCACCTTGATTGTGATTAGCTTCTCCATTTTCAGTTACCTGAGGATTAGTAGAACTTGCAGGTTTGGGGTTGTAGTTGCCTATACCACCTGTTACTAGGAAAAATGGATCTCCTAGTATATCCACTTCTCCTGTTAACATACCGCTGGTAGAATTAACAATAGCATTGTGCATATTTCTAGCTAGTACAAGATAGGGATCATCTTGTCGTGTTGTTCCAGAATTTTTATTCACCTGTGTATTATCTGGTGTAGTTTGTACAGAACCCGTTCCTATAGGATTATTCTTTGCAATGGTTACTGAATCGGGATTAGATTTAGGAGCAGTTTGATTTGTCTTTGAAATCGCATCTCGCGATGGAGGGCCCTGGTCTTGACCCATTGCCGACGGAATAGCTTCAAAGAATAGTGTGTTAAAATTTAATTTAAAACTTAAAAGATCAACATTTTTCCCTGTGTAGATATAATTGTATTCACGAATACTATATTTTTTTAATTTTGATTCATCTTCAATAGGATTTCCGTATCTTGGAATTCGAGAGTAATGAACTTTGTAAGGTGTGACAACAAATGTATAAATTTGATAAGGTTTTCTTGTGTCGGGATTTATTTTATTTTTATTTGTAATTTCTGCTTTGACTAAAAAATAGTCTATCATTCCATATTCATCTATTAGGCCAGGAACAGGAGCTACTTTACCATCTTTAGTTTCTGTGCTTAATTTTTTAATAATATCTCTTGATTTTTTACAATCTGTAAGAATTGCATTAATACAATCTAGTAAACCAACACCTTCTGCAAATTGTGCCGTAGGTCCAGTTGTTGGCGATATTTTAAAAGATGCCGGTGCTTTGGCATTTTGTTCGGGTGTAGGTTTGGTTTGTCCCTTGGCCTGTGTTGCATTGGGCTGTGTAGTCTTTGCAGGGTCGGGCATTACATAATTGTTATTGTAACTTAGATCAGTAATCTCTGATTTACCGAAATCATTACTAGTACCCGCCGAGTCGCCGCCAACAAATCCGTTGGTAGAATCAAAAGTAGGAAATTTTATTTTATACTCGTCGTGAACACTTTGGTCGCCATTTTTACTTTTTTTATCATCTTCAGCAACCTGAGTTGTCATCTTATCCATAAGATTGGTTAAAATCTCATAAACTGTTTTACCTGTCATTTTAGTAGATTTTTTTAATGTTCCTATATTACCAAATGCCTGTTCATTGAATGGAATTGCCGAACATTTATACATTGTACCTTTTTCGTCAATGGATACATCAACACCTGTAAATCTAATTACATAATATCTTGTAGCATGATCTATTTCTGGAACAACTGCCGGCAGTCCATCTCCATCGGGATACCCTGCAAACTGCATCTTTAATAAAAAACTAGCTTGGGTGTATGTAGGATATCCAGCAGCAACTGAAGCAACCTGTAGTGCTTCAATAAATCCATTGATACTATATGGCTCAACCACATCAAATTTAATACCGGTCGGTTGACTAGATGGTGCTTTTTCATTACTTGACATTAGACTTTCAATCTCTAGATTATCGATAAACATATCGAACCTTCCAGGACTGTCTTTATTAAATCCGTCAACTAATGCACCGCCGCTGGCATCTGACCAAGTTTTATTTGTTGTAGAAGTAGATACCGATTTAACTTTACCTGTCTTAACATCAGATGTAGTTGTTTCTGATTGTTCTTGATATGTTCTTTCTACAGGAACAATTTTATTACTAATGCCTGCAGTACCTTTCCCACCCGATTTTAAAATAACATATTTTAATGGCTTAGATCTATATGCATCAGGATCATTAACTTCTTGAGAATCTAATGCTGCCAATGTAAAAATATAGGTCGAAGATCTAAAATTATTCAATACATTTTTTTCAGTGCCTTGAACAACATCGGGATTTTTAGAATCAGACGGTGTAGGCGGCGACACTATAGATGTAGCAGTAGATACTTTGGCTGTTTTATTTTCTACACTCGAACTATTATTAAGCAGGCTGGAAAAAAATCCCATATTAAATTCCTAATGCAGATCTAAGTGTAGTTAATTGTGGCAGATATATTTTAGTACCTGCCTGCAAATCAAATATAGGATCTTGTATGGTGTTTAAATTTCTCACAGCAAATACCCACCACAATCCTACTTCTCCGTAGAGATCATAGGCCAACAGATCGGGTCTATATTCATAACTCTTAGTCACGGTGAATAGGATATCATTGGCCAAGGCCGGAATACCCGGAGCTTTCCATATGTCTAAATAACCACTGGTTTGATCAGTACTATAATATGGACTATATTTAGAATAAGGTACTGACATATTACACTCCCAAGCCGCCGCCACTTAACCAGTCAGTTACTGATGCATTTAACATTTCCTGTCTACTATACATTATTTTGCAATTAATAGAAATAGTAGATTTTGTAGGAACTAGATGATGTCCGAAAGAATTTCCTTGTCCAGGAAGTAATTCATAAAAATCAACATCATTAGGCATATCATTTTTAAAGCTAGTTATTGTTACAGGAATATTATTCAACATATAGTTACCGTAGGCATTTAATCTACAGATAGGCGGAGGAGCTCCTGCATCAGGATCTGTACTAAATCTCATTTTGGTCAAGGCACGCAGTAAATTCACTGCCGACAAATATACTGCTGCATCTTGTGGATTTTGTACAGTGAATAAACCCGAAATACTAATATCGACAACCGAACTAGCTTTAAAGAAATTAATAGAATAGTTGCTATGAGTAGGAGTCTGAGTGGTATAATCAGCTTTGTGTTCTAAACTGATTGTAGGTGTATAAGGAAATACAATTCCGCCTAGTGTCGAAAACTCGGAAGCACCTGAACCTTTAGTAAGAGCTGTTAGATAATCAGTAGGAACTTTTATAGTAACTCTCATATCGCTACCTGGGCGAGAATCAGTAATAGTTACATCATTCATGAACCGCATATTAACATCAGTTGCAGGTTTAAGAATCTTCGGAATTGCACCGGGTCGAATTCCTGCTAGATCCCTTAAAGGGCCAACTGGTGCCGTTGGGAATGTAGGAGCTGTTGGAGCTGTAGGAAAGATAGGGCTTTCGGCTCCTAGTATTTGGTCGGGCATATGAGAAATATTCCTTTATCTCTTATTTAACCAGATAAATAATGTGCTATTTTAATAACAATGGTTGACACTGCCCATTCATATGTTATAATCAATATTAAAGGATAATAATAATAAGATGACTATTGGATTCACAATAAGAAAGCAGAAGTACCTAAACAACCGAGACCTATTAGCAGAAATACACCGTTCAAAATGTTCTTTTTCAAGTTTTACACAACCTGAATACCAACAGCACGACATTATTTTAACCAGTCTCGATAAAATTAACATTAGAACTGTTGCTGATGCAAAACGAGCCAGGGCTAAAAGAATAGGCATTGCTGCATTTGCTGCAGCTCGTATGTCAGGTGACAAGAAAACTAAACTAGCAGACTGTACACCTGATTACAAAACCATTGCCAAAACGGACATCGTAATCCGTATTATGACCTTTGAGCACATTCCATTGGCTCCGGGTCGTAAGAAAACTGTCAAGAATACTGCAGACAGTCACGAAAAAGTAAACTTTCCACCCTACCAACATTGGAAATTCAACGACGAAGATGAATTAATCTGTGTAGGGAAATCACATTGGAAAGGCGGTGTGGACAAGGGCCACTTTAGCAAGGACCACGGGCGCATCACAGAAAACCTTGGTAAGATGTTTATCAAGTTAAGCGAACGCTATGCCCAACGATCAAACTGGCGTGGTTATACCTATATCGACGAAATGAAGGGACAGGCTATCCTACAATTAAGCCAAATTGGTTTGCAGTTTGACGAAAGCAAATCAGAAAACCCATTTGCCTACTATACCGCAGCGGTAACAAATAGCTTTACTCGTATTCTAAACATCGAAAAGAAGAGTCAAAATATCCGAGATGACCTATTAGAAGAAGCAGGTCTAACACCGAGTTTGACTCGTCAAAACAGTCAAGAGTATGCAGAAGAAATTGCTCGTCAGGCAGAACTATACAAGAATATGCGTATGCCCAAGAGTGAAGAAGTTTCTGAAGAAGAAGAAATAGAAAACGAAGATATTATTCCTTGACTTTTATAGTTAGACTCGCTATACTTTTTATAGGAGAACTATAATAATGGGTCTATTTAAAAAAGTTGCTGCGATGACAGATATTCATTTTGGTCTTAAGTCCAACTCAGCAACACATTTGCAGGACTGTGAGGAATTCGTAGATTGGTTTATTTCAACCGCCAAGGAGCAAGGGTGTGAAACTTGCATATTCCTTGGCGATTGGAGTCACAATCGAAACAGCTTAAACTTATTCACTTTGAATTCTAGTTTAAGATGTTTAGAAAAATTAGGTGCTGCCTTTGAGCAGTTCTTTTGGTTTCCCGGCAACCACGATTTGTTCTACAAAGACAAGCGTGACATTCATTCCAGCGCCTTTGGCCGCCACATTCCAGGAGTCACCGTCATAGAGGGTGTAACAACTCTTGATGATGTCACCCTAGTCCCGTGGCTTGTTGGGGAAGAGTGGAAAGATATCAGCAAGGTAAAGAGCCGATATATGTTCGGGCACTTTGAATTACCCCTGTTCTATATGAATGCCATGGTGCAGATGCCCGATCACGGTGAATTACAAGCAGAACATTTTAAACACCAAGATTATGTGTTCAGCGGACATTTCCACAAGCGACAACAACGAGGAAAGATTGTCTATATTGGCAATGCCTTTCCCCACAACTTTGCCGACAACTGGGATGACGACCGAGGTATGATGGTTCTAGAGTGGGGCGGAGAACCCGAGTTTATCAACTGGCCAAATTGTCCCAAGTATCGTGTGGTTAAACTGTCTGACCTTATTGATCAGAAAGACAGCATTATGAAATCTAAGATGCACCTACGGGTAAACTTAGACATCGATATCAGCTACGAAGAAGCAAATTTTATCAAAGAAGAATTCAATAAGAATTATGATATTCGAGAAATCAGTCTAACTCAGGATAAAAACAACTTAGACGGCATCATCGAAGAAAGCCAAGATGCCAAGTTTGAATCAGTAGACCAAATTGTCACTGAACAGTTACTCAGTATCAATTCCGATCAATACAACATCAACACTCTACTAGAAATTTACAATGAACTTTAATATAAAGAATTTAACCGTAAAGAATTTTATGAGCGTGGGTCAAAATACCCAGGCAGTAGATTTTGATCGCGAATCCTTGACTTTGGTTTTAGGTTCTAATCTAGATCTAGGCGGCGATGATACCGGTTCTAGAAATGGCACTGGCAAGACTACCATTATTAATGCTCTAAGTTATGCTCTGTACGGTCAAGCACTTACCAACATTAAGAAAGAAAACTTAATCAATAAAACCAACAGCAAGGCCATGTTGGTCACTGTTGAGTTTGAAAAAGGTGGTAATCTTTATAGAATTGAACGCGGTCGCAAACCCAATGTGCTCAAGCTGTTTGTCAACAATGATCAGATTAAAACTGAAGAATTAGAAGACGATAGTCAGGGCGATAGCCGAGAAACACAAAAGGCCATTGAGCAGATGCTGGGTATGAGCCATACTATGTTTAAACATCTAGTGGCGTTGAATACCTATACTGAGCCGTTCCTGGCTATGCGAGCTGCTGATCAACGAGAAGTCATCGAACAACTGCTAGGTATTACTCAATTAAGTGAAAAAGCAGAAACACTAAAGGCCTTGGTCAAAGAAACCAAGGATGCCATTGTATTAGAAACTGCTCGGATTGAAACTGTTAAGAAGTCCAATGAGAATATTCAGAAGAGCATTGACAGCCTAATCACCCGCGGCAATGCTTGGGAAACCAAGAAAGAACAAGATTTAACCAGCCTAGTAAACAACATACAAACACTGGTCACCGTGGATATCAATAACGAACTTGCTGCTCACGCTCAATTAAAAGTATGGGAAGATAACAACAGCAAGATTATCAGCCTACAGAAACAAAAGTCCACTCTAGAAAGTGCTGTAACGCAAGCAGACAAAACTCTCACCAAGTATAATAAAGAATTAGAAAAGTTAGAAACCAAACAATGCCCGGCTTGTGAACAGGATCTTCACGATCACAAGCACGAAGAAATGACTGCCACTGTTACTAAAAATATTACCGATGCTTATACATATCTAGAAAAAGTATCAGCTGATTATCAAAAGATTGTAGACGAAATAACTGCCATCGGTGAACAACCTAAACGACCTATTACATTCTACGATACAGAAGCAGAAGCACTGGGTCATAAAAATAACTTGGATAGCCTAGAAGCTCGATTGAATCAACGAGCAGAAGAAACTAACCCCTATGCCGAACAGGTTGAAGAACTAAAGAAAAGTGCCCTACAAGAAATTTCGTGGGACACCATTAACGAGTTGACTAGAATTAAAGAACATCAAGAGTTCCTGCTAAAACTTCTGACCAATAAAGACAGCTTTATTCGCAAAAAGATCATTGATCAGAATTTAAACTACTTGAACAAACGCTTGAGTTATTACATCGACAAGCTAGGATTGCCACATGCTGTGGTATTCCAAAATGACCTAAATGTGGAAATTACTCAACTAGGTCAAGATTTAGACTTTGATAATTTAAGCCGAGGCGAGCGTAATCGATTGATTCTTTCTATGAGCTTTGCCTTTAGAGATGTATGGGAAGGGCTGTACCAGAGCATTAACCTGTTGTTCATCGACGAGCTTGTTGATGCCGGTATGGACTCAGCGGGTGTGGAAAGTGCGCTAGCCGTGCTGAAGAAAATGGCTCGAGAACGAAATAAGAACATTTACCTTATATCTCACAAGGATGAATTAGTGGGCCGTGTAAATAGTGTCCTCCGGGTGGTAAAAGAGAACGGCTTTACTTCGTATAATAATGATTTAGAATATGTGGCTTGAATCTACAAAAGACCATGTAACCTGCGAAAAGTGCGGTAGTCGAGTGTCTAAGCTAACTTACAAACGGTATCACGGTGCCCAATGTATTTTGCTAGATGACTCGGAAATCGTACGGACACGAGCCGAGTATACGCAAGCATACTCAGATTTTGTGGCTGCACTTGTAGAAGTTAATAACTATCATCGTAGGTTCCTTAAATCTAGTGCCCTTAGATCAGGTACCGAGTTTAGGCATACTGTGGTTAGACTACAGAAATTGTGTATCGTTCTAAGAAACCGAAGCAAAGATATGGCCGAGGCATTTGATAAGAAGAAACGAGAAGTAGAGGCCAAAGAGCCACCAAAGAAGTATAAAAAGAAGAATGTGGACATACCAAAATCAAGCAGTGGAGACTCTTCCTGAAGATTGTGTAGGATTTGTATATCTTATCACGAACTTGACCAATGGTAGAAAATATATAGGCAAAAAACTAGCAAAGTTCTCTAAAACAACATATAAAACTGTTACACTAAAGAATGGCACTAAAAAGAAGAAGAAAATTAGAAGCAAAATATCAAGCGACTGGCAAACATATTGGTCTAGCTCAGACGAACTTAAAAAAGATATCGAATTGCTTGGCCAGAATAATTTTACAAGAGAAATATTATTCTATTGCAAAAGTAAAAGTGAATGCACTTATGTAGAAGCAAGAACCCAGTTTGAAAGAAAAGTATTAGAATCAGATGATTATTATAACGGACAGATAAGTTGCAGGATACACCAATCACATATAAAAGGCAAGATTTAATAAATATTAGTGCCAGTCGCGATGCGTCAACATCCACTGACTCTAACAGTTATGAAGGAACTATCAGCATGCCTATTTACCTCTATGTAAAAACCCACAACAAAACTGGGTTAAAATATCTTGGCAAGACTATTTCTATTGATCCGCATTTATATCAAGGTTCGGGCACCGTTTGGAGGCAACATATCAAAAAACACGGATATGATGTAACTACTGAAATTTTGCTTGAAACTACTAATCCATCTGAAATTAAAGAAGCCGGAATTTACTATTCAAATTTATGGAATATTGTAGAATCCAAAGAATTTGCTAATATTGTCCCAGAGATGGGAGACGGTGGCGCTATGCCGTGGACCATTGAAAGCAGACAAAAACTTTCAAGGACAAATAAAGGCAAAAAACATACAGAAGAATCTAAGAAGAAATATAAAGAAGCACAACAAAAACAGGCACAACATCTAAGTAAAAAACAAAAGAATATCTAGCAATTCCAGAAAATTATAAAAAAAGATGTAACCAACTAGCAGCTAATTGGAATATTCCAGGATACCGAGAACGGATGTCCGAGAAAATGTCCTCCTTAAAATGGTGTAACGACGGTATTAGAAATTATCGTAAGTCTGTTATTCCAGAAGGAATGGTTGCGGGTAAGTTACATTGACATGGCTCCCACATTAGAAATAAAATTTAGGCACCTTAAACGGTAACAAAAGCA